ATATTTTTTCATATAATCATCAAACTTCTCTCTTGTAAAATAAATTCCTAACAATGATTCCATCGTGTGTTTAGCACTTCCTGATGTTGGCGAGTATGCTGTACACCTTTTTTTACCTTTATAAATTAAAAACAACGCTGTTCTAAACACTTCACATGTTATTGCGTCTTCCCTATTTACAATGTTGTGTTGCTCACAATATTGTGAAAATTGCCTATTATGTTCTGTTTGTTTGTCATTCCACCAAACATTTTTCTTCCAATCTTTAAATCTTCTTTTGCCTCTATATAGCCATTCTTCTGGTATTTTAAACTCAAAAGTCATATCTGTATAACAATGTTGTAATATTTTTATATTTTTTATATATTTCAATTTTTTAAAATCCTGTAATCCCTGTGGAAAATAGGGGGGGAGGGTTGTATGCTTGAGTTCTGTCGGGGACGACTATTTATAAAAATAAATATTTTTTTTTTTGATTTTTATTTTTTTTATATTTTCCCATATACTTTCAAAATACAACCCTTCACCCTTCAACCATACACCCTTACTATACTATACTATACTATATAATATAATAAAAGTATAAAAGGATAATAGGTAAGGATTTGTTTTATATTATAAAAAGTATAATATAAGATAGACAATGGATTTATTTACTTAAAAATCTTCTTCTTCATCATCAGTAAATCCATCAATACCAAGATGTTTGACTATTTCTCTCCAATTTATCATACGATAATTCCCTTTTTTAGAATGTAATGGTTCGCTGATTCCCTTTATTTTCAATCTTGACAATCTAACACCAAATTTGACACTATTACACTCATATGCTATTTTATTTTCTTGTATCCATCTATTAAACTCATCAAATAAAACAGCTGCAGACCATTTTTCAGGTTCTTGATTATCCCATGAAGTGTTATTTTCCAATGCCAAATACTCAACCCATGAAGTAATAACAGGTTTTTGTATCTCCTGAGCTTGTTTGTCAAACTCTGTTTCAGGCATTTCCAAACTCAAGAATTGTTGTTGGTCTTCTACTTCATATTTAAAATAATCAAACATGGTTTTTACAAAATTCACATCTTTCAATAAAGTATGTGTTTTTTCGTGGTATTTGCATAATTCTTGGTATTTTTCAGGGTCATTTCTAAATCTCTCCCTACATTTATCAGTACTACTATAAATGATGAATTTACGTCTGTCGCCTTTTTTCTTACCAATACACTCATCATTATTTGTAGTTGCAAAGAATCTATGAAAAGACGGGATAACAATACGCTCAAGGTACATTTGTCTAATCTCAATAGTAGGTTCGCTAATAAGAGTTTTGATACGTCCATCAGCACCGACTGCTTCTTTCCCAGAAAGTTCATCAAGATTAACAAAGAACGCGTCCTTCATCAATCCATTTTTTGACCCCCAAACAGATTCATTTGGGGTAGAAGTAGATAAATATTTCCCTTTACCGATCATCAATTTTATGAGCTCCATAAAAGTCCCCTTACCAGCACCTTCCTCGCTAATCATAATAGGGCAAGTAGTTTTTACTTCTGGGTATTGAATCATTTGTGCAACCCACTTAATTAAATAGTCATAAACAGCTTTGTCATAATCACACAATTGTAAAATATGATTTAGAAAGAACTCTCTATCATCTAGCGTGGGAGTATATTCCTTTACCAAATCCATAGCAAATGGCATCCATAAGTTGAGAACATTGTCAGGACATTTTGAAGCATCAGGATACACCCCCACATCAATATAAGTTTTTTTCTCTGGGTCTTTGAACCATTCGTCAATAAATTGCTTCTTTTTTGTACCAATTACATTACCATCTTTATCAACAACATCTTCAATATAAATAATATCTTCGTGATTTACTCTAAAATTAGCTCGATTATAGAATAAACATTCTGTATCTGTTTTTTTGACAAACGTGTGTTTATCACCCAATTTTGCATAAGTTTTTTCAAATCGTTCTTTGATACTTTCATAAGACTGACTCGCTTTTTCTGCTTGTCTATCCAATTTCATTTGTTTTACAATATCAATCATATCGTCATAAATGTTTTCAGGTCTATAAGGTTTGACAGCATATTTTATATCAAACCCAGTTTGTTTTGCAACATATGTATTTAATTCGTGGATAACATCATCATTTATTGTAGATTTTGGAACAAAGCAAAGACCATCATACTCAAGACTGACATGCGTAGGGTTGATATATTTGTTTTTCTTCAAATATATAAATGCTTTGTGTAAAGCGTCATTTTCAACGATTTGAAGGCAATAAGATACAACACAGCGTTTTTTTTCATGTTCTTTTTTTGTATTATATTCGGGGTGATATGTTTCCAAATGAGAACGTAACCCGTCATTATTAGCCCATAGTTTGTCGGTTAAGTCATGACACTCGTTCATATATTGTTGCATAAAAGGCATAATATCATGGTTTTTCAAAGTAAGCGGTCTATATCCTAATGATTGGTCTTTTTTTGACGGGTTAATAATACCTTCTAACCAAGTATTAAACCCGCCGCCATAAATCGCTAAATTAAAGAACCATTTTAATCTGTCCTTTGTATTGGAATTGGAAACATCCACACCATAATAATCACCCATTTCAGCAAATATAGAATCGGTATTCTCAATATATTTTTTGAAAGCAGGATATGATTTTCCATTTTTGAGACCAAGACCATAAGCAATACGGGGATGTCCTTTGACTTGGTCGATGTCAACCATACCAGCATAACTAAACATAGTATGTTTGATTTTTCTTGGTAGAGTAATGAAACTATTGGACTGAAAGCGTCCAAGACCACAACTTTGATTACATTTCAAAACATTGTTATTATTTTTGATTTCCTTCCTTTTGTCTCTTAAAATAGCCCATGTGCAGTTTGTGATTTCACCATTAGCATTTACAAAATCATAATCTGTCTCTTTGTTCTCAATAATAGCGTCTAAAAGGTCTGTGTCAATCATCTCGTTCAAGGGTTTCTTGAACTCATCATAAGCAGGGAGTTTGTCAATTGCAAAAGTCCAACCAGTCAAATATCTCATTATATATATAATAAAGATAATAATATCCTTCTAAATACTTTTTTCTTAAAAAGAATTTATTAAATCAATTTTTTTAATAAATTCCTAAAAATTCCTAAACTTCAGGCTTTTTTTGAAAATTAACGGCATCACAATGTTCCAACATATTAATAAAAACACCCGCATCAACGGCACTTTTGATTTCTTTAAGTTTCTTTAAAAATATGATATCTCGTCCATATCGTTCAATCCAAAAAGGGTCAATATCATATTCTCTTATCAATTTATAATAAGCCTTTTCACCTCTATAAAAATTGGGTTCTACTTCTATTTTTTTAAGATAATGTCTGCGATTATACTCTGCTCTTATAGCAGATATTTCTTCATCAGTAGTATACTTCTTTGGTCTACCCCTACCTCTTTTCTTTTCGTGTTCCATTTATATATATATATCAATATTTTTCTAAATACTTTTCTCCTAAATAATTTCTTAATATTATGAGTCAGGAACTTTATAATTGAATTTTTTGATTTGTTCTGTTTTATGAGCCCTTCTCCATGTTGCAGGATCGAACAAAGAATCTTTTTTTGAGTGTATAGTTGTCATGTTTTTGTTCCCATCAGCGAATACGCTAACAACGTCTCCAGTTGTCCTAAAGGCTATCTCATTATTACGTGTACGTGCACCTATTTCAGCACCCTTATTCATAGTGATTGCTTTATCAACAGATAATTTTGACAAAATCGACCCACCCAAGCTATGGGCTACACCAGTAGTAAATTTTGGGTTGTATTTTGCTTTTGCTTTCTTCAAAGTCATATCTGCTTCTTTATATCTATCTGTGTTTTTCAATCTTCCTAAAACCAACATAGCATCTGTACCTAAATCGCTAATGTTGTGAGTTCCAGTAACAGAGAACATTAAATGTCCTTTATCCTTATTATAATAGACTTGTTGATTATGATTAGAAAGTTCTTTATCATACTCATATCCACACTCTTTTCCGAACTCTGCTTGTTTGTCTTGAGTAGCATAAGTGTTTTTCATAGCATCATAAAGACCAAGGCAACCCTTTTGCAGCATGGTTCTCTGTGGATTGCCCTTTTTAAAAATATGTTTCACTTGCCCAACGGCACTGCCTAATTTCTTAAATATATTTGTATCAGCCATATATATGTAAGAAGATAAATTATAATTTTGCTATTTCTCGTTCACATATTTCGTCAATGTGTGTGTCATCTTCGCCCCAATTATCATAGTCACTTTCAATCATAGTAAACCATATTTTGTGCACAATATCGTCACCCTCGGGTAAAGCATTATTCCTTAATTGTATCAAAAGACGGCAAGAAGTGTTTTTAATGACATCATGTATAATCCAAGTATAATGTGTAAATGTTATTTGTTCTGTTACTTGAATACTGGGCATATATATATTTTGTATATATTTATTTAATATATAATTCCTCTTAAATTGGATTTTCTCGTGCTGTCATTTTGACAAGTAATCGTTCCAAAACCAGTATCAGCGTAAGATTCAAAAGTAATATCATCCCCGTCGTCGACTTCAATATCTAATGAAACACTTATAGTATTGCTTCTTGTTGAACCGCAATTCATAGACCAAACCTGATTACGTGTGCCGTTAATGAAAATACCAAATAGAATGCCTCTCGATGCTGAAGCAGTATAACCTTCAAAAGCGTAGCATCCGTTCAGCATAACTCTCACAGTTCGTCCGCTGTTGTTTGTAAAACCGACATTAATTCCACCTATGCTATAAACTGAAAATCCATCTGGCAAACTATAAAAAGATAATTTACATGTCGTAAAACTATTTGTAATAGTCCTCCCATCTTCGAAGCCGAAAAGCATAGCATTCTCAGGGTAAATATACAATTGATTAAATAACCTTGTTGTGTCTTGTGTTATAACCATTCTGTCGGCATTACTTCCTCTAATATAAACCCCTGAACTCCCGCTTTCAATATAATTTAATAATGTGCTACCCGATGAATTACTCCTAACAATCATATAGTCAGTTACACTACTGCTACTATTAAAACTGATTCCCTGATAATTAGACGAACCAATTGTTTTTCCAATTAAACAATCTCCTAGTTCATGAGTTTCATTATTATTAGATGCTGTTAATTTTGTTGTTATATCACAATTATTACAATCTACATCTCCCGTTGCATTAACATCAACACAACCCACATTACCCGTAGCATTAACATCAACACAACCCACATTACCCGTAGCATTAACATCAACACACCCCACATTTCCAGTAAAAGATGCTGATGCTCCACTAACAACCCCAGTAGCATTTAAATCAACACAACTAATATTTTGTTGAAAAACAGTGTCATCGCTAAATGTCTTTTGAGATAGAGTAGCAACAGCATCATTTGCAACAAGAGTGTCTTGGACTGATGTGCCTGGCATCAAAAGTTCGCCAAGAGAACTAGCACTATAAGCATTATTAGAATAAAACGCCAAGTCTATTTTATCATGTTCATCCATACTAATTTCTTGATATAATGGAATTGTTTGATTTACAAAAACATCATACGTTTGTGGACTATAAAAATCATTAGAATAATTATAAACGTCTAATTGACTTGGAGTAATAACTTCAAAACTTGATGGTTCATATATTCTTTGTGTTAGAATTTGTAGAATTGGCGGAAACCCCGTAAAAGCGAAAACGGGGTCATAAAAACTTACATATAATGTAGTGCTTGTATTACTGCTCCTAAAATTTGTATAGAAAAAATAACTTGTGCCGTTATTTGAAACTGATGTAATGTATGTATGTTGAACTCCACCATCGAGAGTGAAACTCATAAAATCGTTTTGCTGCGGTATTTGACCGCTTGAAAATTTACTCATCAAAGCAGTAAAATAAGGTCCATTTTTTGTAGAATATGATATTAGTTCTGTTCTGTAAGCACTTGTATTATTTGCTCTTGATACATTAGTAGTAATCTCGGGTAATTCTGTGCTATTTACTCCATAATCTACACTTGTTATATATTCGCCCGATTTTGAAGAATTGTCATCTCGTGAGTTCGTGAATACAATAATATCATTAACCGAAAAAGCACTTGGATTGTCACAATTGATAATATACTGACCTAAATAATAAATAAACCTAAAATCTTTGTTCTCTCTTGATGTTTTAAGACTTGGGGGTGAATTAAGAGTTTGATTAAATGTTAAACTATTACTTGTAAAATTATTATCGCTTGTTAAAGCACTCAAATAACATATATCTGCATCATGTGCATAAAGTGTATTGATAACGGCGTCATTTATTGCTGGAGTTGATGAACCACCATAAAAGAATGTATATGTACTTCCCATCAGCGTTATAACGCCATTAGCTACAAAAGAAGGATTTACATTTCCGTTTGTTGTCGTGACGTATTCGTATGCACTTACTACTGAACTAATATAAAACCCATAATTATTACTATTAATTTCATACCAATCTCCAACATTTAAACTTGATGATGTTCTCGTATATAGTGTTGTTGGACTGCGTTGATATGCTTGTGAAAATGTTGATGAAGGACTATCGGCTGTAATTGTGTTTGGACTTGTGATTTCGTATGAGAACCCACCCAAAAATGAACCTACTAATGATATATAAAATTTACTTAAATATTTATTTTGTTGATTACTTGGAGTCAATATGAATGGCGTTCCTGTTAAATCTTTTACATATGATTTTATACTTATAGATGAAGTTGTTGGTAATCTATCAAAAGATAAATTAAGTTCATTATTTGCTCCTATTCCTGATATAAACGCCTGATTATCAGTGCCATTTAATAACAATGCTCTATTTGATGGACTGCTTAAACCAGTTAAATCGAATATATATAAACCGCCATTGTTGAATCCAAAAAGTTCTGTAATAGATGATTGACTGCTTGGGGACAATGACAAAGAATAAACAGAGTTTAATGTAGCACCCACATATGACATTTGAGTTCCATATTGGATATTGTTTGAACCAAGTGCAGCTGTATCTAATGGAAACGTATTATTATAATTAAATGTTGTTTGATTAGAGTATAATTTATTTCCAAATAAAAACCCAGTAATATTTATTACAAAATTAGTTGTTGGATTACCTACAGGATAATTCAATAAATACAAATTTGGATATGGGTTATTTGTTATTTCTGTCGGGTCTGTTGTATTAGCAGATTCTATAAAATCAAATAAATCAAAACTATTATTTGTATTTAAATAAAATATTCCTCCAATTTCAACAATAGTCGCTGATTTTGCTGTGCTTGATGGTGTCAAACCAGTTGTTATTTGTAAAGTAATTAAATTATTTGATAATGTCCCAATAAAATCACTATTTCCTGAAAATTGTATTCCATCATCAACTGATATATTAGCAACATTAGCAGTATAAATTTGATTACTTGATTTCACATATCCATAATAGTTTGCTATTGTTGATTTACGTGATGTTGCTGTGCTAATAGAACCAGTATTCGGGGATGTTGTGAGTGTTGCTAGTGTCTTATTAAAACAATCTATCCCGTTTAAAATACTCACTCCGGGAGTAAATGAACCTGATTTTGTTGTATAAATAAAATTTTGATTATCAATAAAATACCCGTTTATAGTGCCCGTTGTCTGTTGCGAAAATATACTCGGTAGTTGTATGGAATTTTCAAATACCTTATATCCTTGCGCAACTTGGTCTGTGTCGAGCGTCATTAGTCCGCTAATACCTGCAGCTTGTAATTGTAAATATAACGGGGTACTTGTGTCAATTCCAGTTAAGACTGCTAATTCTTGCGGTTGTAAATCAACTTCACTTGGCGAAAAATTAGTATCAACTCTCATGTTGCCAGTCAATTCTAAAATTTGAGTAAAATCTTTTACACCCGCTATATCCTGATTGCTCGTAAGATCAACATAATTATTTAAATCTGTATTTATTTGGTCTATCTGCTGCTGAATGGTCTCGTTTGTATTAACCCCAGTTATTTGTTGGAGTTCGACAGGTAAAAGAGTTGTTGAATTAACAATCATAGAATTATTTATAGTAATATCATCAACATTAATACTATTAGCATCTAATGAATTACAATTTATATCGGCTGCATAAACAGATATCACACCCGACATAGACCTTTCGCTGTATTCTTCATTACTACTCATTATTATTATATATAATACATATAATAAAAATTTAAACACAACCACAATGTTCAAAGCGAAGGAACAAAGTAAACTCTGGGCTTTTAGCACTTAAAGAACCAGTGATATCCCGAAAAGAAACATTGCATACATCTAAATCGGGTCTACCAAGTAAATCAACAGGGGGATTTGTGCTATATTCCGCTCTTAATCTTGCATGACTGCTGTGGGGTTCTTCGCTGTATATAAATCCAACAGCCATAGAAGTAGATGAACTTGTATTACCTCCAGCAATCATTTTGGGAGTTGCTCCAATATTGTCTAAATGAAGTTCATATAAATCGTCTTCATTTAAAGCAGCATCAACAGCACTAATAAAAGAAAAAGAAAGTTTATACTTTGCCCCATCAGTTAAGAATTGCCCCCAATGAACTTTGAACTGAGCTTTTCCACTTGCGTATGATATAGAATCAGCACTTCTCAATACTACGTTAAAACTCATAATATATATAATACTATAATATAATTATTTTATACAAAAAGTTGTCTTTCTTTTTGTTGGGTTCTCATTTTCTCCAACTCATTCCTCTTTTGTTCTGGACTCATCATGCGTCGCTGTCCAGCGCCGCCGACCCCGACCATAGCCTTCTTCTTTTCTGGATATTGTACATGAAAAAACTTTCCATCGGGAATGGGTAAAGCACCCATCATTTCATGTGCTCTTTGAACGTTATGGACGTTTTGCCCCAATAGTGGACGCTTACCAGATGCTATGCCTCGAGTAGTTGTTTCAATTCTGCCAGCACCCTCTGAACCCGCTGTTCTCCCGATTAATCCACCAACAGCACCAAAAGCAGGCGCAAGTTCTGGTTGACCGATTGCAAGGGCAAGACCCGAACCAAGTTCTGCACCCAGACTGCCACCCGCCATGCTCCCAAGACCCCTCGCTATAACATTACCGCCTTTACGGAATGCAGAACCGACTTCATTAACGCCTTTTGATAATGCGTGACCGACGCTTCTAAATGCTTTACGGAAAAATGACATTATATATTTATATTATATTTTATTCTTCGTTGAAAATAATTTCGTCAAAGTTTTTGAATAAACGACCGCTTCCTGTGTTAATCCCCAACGCTGTATGTGGTTTGTCAAACACCATCTTCTGAAGTGGTTCTGCGTATGGTTTCATATGTGGTAATATTTCAGTCATCAAACTATCCATTTCATTTGCACTTATCTTAAATGTAAATATGTTGTCATACAATCTGCGTATTTCAAAAGGGCAAGATTTCCAAGTCTGGAGTAAAATAAATGTTTGATATATTCCCATATGACGTTTGTTCTGCGATATGAGTTTCATCTTCGACATGACATCTTGCCGTTTGAGTTGCGACCCCATATCATCGATAATAATTGCAATTTTATCACCCTCTTCTCGGTTCTTACATCTCTCTATTATTTCGTCTAAAACTTCCCCGTTGAGTTCATCAAAGATTTGATTTTCGGGTAATTGTTTCCCAAAAATATTGTCCGACATGGATTCCATAGAATTTGCAGGGGCTATATAGAATATTGTATTAAAACACTTCTTCAAAAGTTTGGGACTCTTAAACCAAGACCACAGCATAGATGACTTTCCGGATTTTGGTTTTCCAATTATGGCAGTCGTAGAATGTGATTGTAAGCAACATTCTGTCATTGGAAAGTCATTTAGTTTGGGATGTAGTGGATTATCACATGACATGTGACATATTGGTAAATTGGGTTTAGCACACTTCTTAATAGTTAGAGACATATATAAATATTATATATAATTATTATCGTGTAGTATAAAATATTAAACAATTAAATGCTAAAATGATTAAAAAACAAGATAAATAGCACTAATTAAACAATAAATTTAATAATATAAGTAATTAAAATATTTTAATACATTATTTAAGCACTTTTTTAGTTAATTATATGCTTTTTTTATCATTTTAGCATTTAATTGTTTAAATACAAGTAATATTTCTTAAATTTATGACTTATACATTTATCATGTTCGTATTCGTATCTTATTCCAAAGAATTTACAAAGCTGTCTTATTATCGTAATAAAATTTATATATGTAAATTCTCTTGTTACATAGATTGTTTTGCATTGAAAATAATAAGGTTGTAATTTTGATAACCATAATTTATGATATTCGTGATAAACTATTTTCTTAAAACTATGGTAATCTATAATATATCTTTTGTTATTATCATTGTGAGCATAATTTGTAAGTATATCCATTAACATGTCTATGGGCGGGTTAAATTTAAATATTTGTGATGACATATATATTAGAGTAATATTATATCACCAGAGAAGGGTACGTGCTAATCGACAATCAGT